TCATCACTTTAGTTCTACCTTTTGTATAACCAGGTGCTATTTTCTCATTATCTTCAAACCAATTTGATGAAAAATCATGATTACACATTCTACATTTGAAATTACAAAGGTTAGAAAATCTAATATCAATATGCTGAAATTGGGTTTCTACTGAAAAATCTTCATTTACTTTTGGCATTTCCCACAATCGATTTGCATTAAAATCAGTACGAGGAGAAATGCCATTCAAATCTTCTTTTTTATAGCATACATCACATACTTTGTTACGTTTACCACTTAACATATCTTCACGCAATTCTTTCATTTGTGGTGAATTAAATGCATCATCGATAGACATAGTTTTCAAATCCAAAGGTGTATCAAATCCACCTGCAATACAACAAGGTTTCATTTCTCCTTTTGGTTCTGAATATAAATGTACGAATGGTAGTATGCAGATAGTATTACTCATATTTATTTTTTTATTGTTGGAAATGAAAGAATTGCATATCTACCAATACCATCAACTACTTCGGATACACCATGTTTGATGTGATGGTTTGATAAATCCATAATAGCACATTTTCCAAATGTTGGAATTACTTCTTCATCATTTAATAATAATAACCCACCATTATTTTTATCATAATTTTCATTTAGATATACCAGAATAGAACATAATTTTACAGCATATTCATCAACATGAGGTGTAAATTTACATTTATTGTTATAGTATGTCAATTGAACTTCGCCTGTATAATCAATTTGTTGAGTTTCATCAAAATCATATAAATAACGAATTATGTTATTGAATCCTATTTCAATTTTAGTTTGTAATTCATTTGGTGATAATCCTAATTTAACACTTGCATCTTGTATATCATTTTTAAAAAACCAACATTGCGAAACATCAGAATTACCATATTCATCAAATAATTGTTCTTTTCTGATATTGGCATCTTCATATCCAATTTCACTATTATAACGAGTTTCAATCGCATCAGAATCAAATCTAAATTGATTAAATAAATGTTGAATATTTTTTTCTTCGTTACACTTTAAATTGGTATTAAGAAAATTATAAAAATCTAAATCTATTTCATTTACAAAGAATTCACAATATCCCTTTTCTTTAAAATGCTGTTTAGCAGTTTGAAAATTTATATTCATATTTAAATTTTTAATTTTAGTTTTGTAATTTCTTTGGATTCTATTCCATATTTTTCACAAATATATTTGATATGTTCTCTACCTTCTTTAGTAGAATATAAAATTTCCAAATATTCTTCTGCTTGAAATTTAGAGCATTGGTAATCTTTAATTACTAATTCTACTAACCATTTTTCATATGCATCTTCTTTCTTACCTTTAACGTATCTTAAATAGTATTTTCCCTTTGGCAAAATACCAATTAGAGCCAAATACAATTGTTTTGGCTCTAATGATTGTGTATATGGTTGTAATTCTGAAAGAAATTGTATCCAATCTGGGTTCATAGAAAGAAATCTATGTACCATATAATTTGACCATGTCTTTTTATCAGCTTCATCTAACTTATCCCAATATTTAGGGTCTTGTTCAGATGTAATTGCTTTGATATGGTCGAATAGGGATTTAGCCATTTTGTTCTTTACTTAATTTATCTTTATGTTCTAATGCCTGTAATTCTAATGCAGACATTTCGTGGTTCACTTCACCACATTCACCACAAACTAATACTTCAAATGGAATAACCATATCTTGTTCACCTCCAAACGCTAATTTAGATAGTTTACGGAATTTAGTTCCACTAATGAATACATCATATCCGCAATGAGGACATGTCATAGGAACGGAATTAGAAATATCTACTTTTTGTTTTGGTGGGTGTTGACCTAATATATTTGCCATAATTTATTATTTTATAATCATTTCTAAATCCATCTCTCTACAAAGATAGTATTCCTTTTCACCTAATTTGATTTTACGCAAACTCATTCCACCTGCAGGCAACATTACCTTGTCACCCACTTCTACTTCCATAGGAATTTTAGTTCCACTTTGGGTATAAATACCATTACCTACTGAAACTACTACACCGATTTGATTTTCACCATCTCTGACAGTGTCTGGTATGATAATTCCACCAACGGTCTTTTCTTTTACTTCTACTTCGATTAGGACTCTATCTCCTAATGGTTTTGCTAATTGTTCGTTTGACATATGTTTATTTTAATTTTAATCGAACCATTGTGAACGATTCGTTTTTAATTTTGTTACACCAGTTTTTCTTAATACATCTCTACCTTTTTCTTTCCAAGCACCAACTATTTTTGAATCCTTACGTTTATAGGCTGATAATTGGTCTAAATATGAAAAAAGGTCTTCCTCTGATAATCCTTTCAAATCATCATCAGTTAAGGGGTTTTTAGGGTCATATACTATCATATTATTTAGTTTTATAGTCAAATATACGAAATATATTCCATATTACCAAATTTTTATTAAGATATATTAAGTATTTTTAATATATCATCTACGGTCTTTTCACCAACTTCAACAATATGATATGATATATTATTTTTTACTAATACATTTTCGATTTCAGTATCTAAACGTATTGATTCTGAAAGAGTTTGGTAGCGTTCTTTTTCATTATATCCACCTTCCGTTCGTTTTAACACTATATTTACGGAATCATATTGATTATGTATATCCAATACCATTTTATCAAAAGACTCTCTATATAAGGTTGCTGGATACTCTAAACCAGTATAAGCAGAACGATAAACTAATGATAATAAAATTGGGGAATCCAAAATGATATAATCCACCTTACTAAAACTCTTTACAATCCCCCTATGTTGATTTGCTAAAACATATAATTGGTCTCTGATTGCCGAATGGTTTTCATCCCATGCTAATTGTTTTGGAAATTCATATGGATTATCACAAGTTATATGTTTCTTTTTAAGTTTATAGGTAAGGCCGGAGGCAATTGAGGATTTACCTATACCCGGCCCACCAAATAGATTTATGATTTTACTCATTTATAGAATTGCGTTTATACCGATTAAGGTTGCCATAAAACAAATTTCTTTATCTACTACCAACGCATCTTTGTGTTGTCCTTGTGCAAGTTCTAAAATAACTGCAGAAGTATTACCTTGTGCATATTCATCTACTTTTTCATAAAGATATGAATACAATTCAGTAAAATCTTGTACACGAGAATCTGCAACTGCTTGTCTTAGATTCACATAACGATTTCGTTTATCATCTTTTGATTTTAGAATATCTAAAATCTTAACTTTAATATCAGAATTTACGATTGAACCAGTATCAACTTTTAATACACCTTTAGATGAATTTAATTGACACGTATTGATAATTTTACGAATATCTGGGTATGATGAATCTACAATAGGAACTAAATCTTTTGGTTCAAATTCAACACCTTCAATTTTTAATATCTTACTAATTTGAACTGCAACATCTTTTTTAGTAGGTGGTACAATTTGAAACGTTTGACAACGAGATTGAATTGGCTCGATGATTTTTTCTAAATAATTACAAGTCAAAATAAAACGACAATGTTTTGAAAAAGTTTCCATTACGTTACGAAGAGCTGCTTGTCCATTTGGTGTTAGATAATCTGACTCATCTAAGATAATAACTTTCAAAGCCTTAAATCCAACTGTGGATGCAAATCCTTTGATTCTATCTCTAATCGTATCTACACCATTTTCATCTGATGCATTGATGATGATAAAATCACAATTGATTGAATTTACAATTAGTTTGGCAAGGGTAGTTTTACCAGTACCTGCTCTACCATAGAAAAGTAAATGTGGTATATCATGATTTTTGATATAATCCCCAATTTTTTCTCTTAAATGGTCATTACCTATATAGGTTTCCAATTCATTTGGCCTATATTTTTCAACCCATAAAGTATTTGATGTTTTAACTGATTCTTTTGTTACTTCTTCAAAAAATGCCATATTATTTATTTTTTATTTTAATTACATACCAAATCCACCTTGTGGAATTTGTGGTTCTTTTTCATCTTTTTCTGTTGCAACGATACATTCAGTTGTTAATAAAAGTGATGCAATTGAAGATGCGTTTTCTAATGCTAGACGAGTAACCTTAGTTGGGTCAATAATACCTGATACTACTAAATCTTCATACACTTCGGTTCTAGCATTATATCCCATATTACCTTTACCTTTCTTCACTTCGTTGATTACAACTTCAGCAGAACCCCCACCATTTTGAACAATAGTTCTTAAAGGTGCTTCAATTGCTTTATAAATGATATTAATACCAGTATTATAATCACTCTCATTTGGTAATTCTAAATTTCCTAATGCATTTTGTGCTCTAATCAATGCTACACCACCGCCAGGAACAATACCTTCTGCTACTGCTGCACGAGTTGCGTGTAATGCATCATCTACTCTATCTTTCTTTTCTTTCATCTCTACTTCCGTAGTTGCACCGATATAGAGAATTGCAACACCACCTGACAATTTAGATAAACGCTCTTGTAATTTTGTTTTATCGTAGTCCGATGTTGTTTTTTCAATTTGGGTTTTAATTAAATCAACTCGTGATTTAATATTTTCAGTTTCACCTCCACCATTAATAAATGTAGTTGTATCTTTATCGATTGTGATTTTTTCAGCAGTTCCTAAATCATTTAGAGTTACTTTATCTAA